TCGAAAGGTTACTTTGTAAAACAAAATGGGGCTTCGGCCCCATTTTTAATTTTCGATAAGTATAAATAGTATTGAGGAGATTATATGCCATACGATACAAATATTAGTTACGATGAAGGTGTTGGTCCTGCATTAGCAGATGGTCCTTCATTTGTTGCGCCTAATTCGTTTAGATTACTCATTGATTCAAAGAAATATCCTAACACTGAGTTCCTCGTACAACAAGTAACTTTACCTGATATTTCAGTTGATCACGCACCATTAAACCTTCCTCGTCGTAACATTGGTATGATGGGTGATAAGGTTAACTATGGTCTACTCGAATTAACCTTTTTGATTGACGAAGAATTTTTAAACTATTTAGAAATTCACGATTGGTTATTAGGTATGGTGACAGAAGGAGACGAAGGTGTTCGTAAAGTGCGAGACATGTCTCTTATCGTTTTAAATAGTCACAACAATAAAGCTCGAGAATTTAAGTTTGTTAATGCTTATCCAACAAACTTGTCAGCGTTACAATTTGATGCTACAGGTACATCAATAGACTACCTTACAGCAAGTGTAACATTCAATTATTCATATTATAAGATGATCTAACATGTTAATAGAAGACTTAAAGGTTGCTTTGGCAACTACAGTAGCATTTAAAATTAAAGCACAGAAGTTTCATTGGAATGTTATTGGACCAAACTTCCAACAATACCACAAATTCTTTGGTAAACTATATGAACAGGCTGAAGCAGCAACTGATATAATTGCAGAAAATATTCGTTCAATTGGTCACTTTGCACCCGGCTCATTTGCAGAGTATATGGAACTATCTGACATTGACGATGACATGGACATCGATTTAATTGATCCAATGGTAATGATGACTAAACTCTATGACGATGTTGAGTCAATGATTGATACTCTTGAGGACGTATATCGATCTTCTGAAGAGGAAGAAGAATGGAATGTTTCTGATTTTGCTGCTAGTCGATTAGCTGAACTCAAAAAGAGTTCTTGGATGTTAGCTTCTTTTTTAGGAAAACAACGCGGCGCATAGTAGTATAAATAATTTTGTAATTATAAAATGATGGAGTACATGAATGATAAAGCTAGAAGATATATTAGAAATGTGGAAAAAAGACTCGCCCATTGATGAAATGAATCTCGATGCGGCGAGTATCCAATCAGCAAAACTCCACTCAAAATACCTAGAGTTACTCTCAATAACAAAGCTTTTACAACGCCGTCGTGAGATGGAGTTTCAAACTTTGCTTAAAGATAAATGGCTATGGTATAATGGTAAGATGACTAAAGCCCAGATTGACGAAAAGGGTTGGGGTTATGATCCAATGTCAGGCTTAAAGGTTTTAAAAGGCGATATGGATTACTTCTATAATAGTGACCCACAGATTCAAGCTGCTAAAGGTCAGATTGAATATATTAAAACTACAGTTGAAACTCTTACTGATATTATGGAAAATATCAAATGGAGACATCAAAACATTAAGAATATGATTGATTGGCGTAGGTTTACCTCAGGCGTATAATGTCTTCAATACTCAAGATAAAGAAAAAGAATCATACTTTCATTACTGTTGACGCCGAACCGTCGATCTTAAATGAATTGGTTGATCATTTTCAGTTTTTTGTTCCCGGATATAAATTTATGCCGGCATATAAGAATAAGATGTGGGATGGTCGTATACGATTATTTGATTCTAGAACTCGGCAGTTGTATGCAGGGTTGTATTCTTATCTAAAAGAGTTTGCTGCAGCAGAAGGTCGTGAGTACGAGATTGAATTGCTTCATGATGCTTATTATGGTTACCCTGATACTACACAAGAAATTGATTTAGAGTGGATGAAAGACATACACTTAACATCAAAGGGTACTATTATTGAGCCAAGAGATTATCAATTAGATGCGGTGTTACACGGATTAACTCATAAGAGAGGGATGTTAATATCTCCAACTGCATCAGGTAAATCTCTTATCATCTACTTAATGCTAAGATGGTACTTAGAGAATAATGATAAAAAGCGTATTCTTATTATAGTACCCACAACATCACTTGTTGAGCAATTGTACTCTGACTTTGCAGACTACTCTGAGTATGACGATGGCTTTAACAAAGAGATGGTACATAAGATATATGCTGGTAAGTCTAAGTTTGCTGAGACTGAAAGAGTTATTATTTCTACATGGCAATCTATATACAAGATGCCGGGAACATGGTATAATCAATTTGGGTGTGTTATTGGTGATGAGGCTCATAACTTTAAAGCTAAATCGCTTATGTCTATCTTAGAGAAGATGCATGATTGTGAGTATAGGTTTGGTACTACTGGTACACTTGATGGTACGCAAACTCATAAGCTTATCCTTGAAGGTTTGTTTGGACCAGCGTACTACGTAACTACGACCAAAGACTTGATGGACTCTGGTGCTTTGGCTCAGTTGAAGATCAACGTATTACTATTAAAGTATCCTGAAGATATCTGTAAGGTAGTATCAAAAGCAAAGTACCAAGATGAGATTGACTTTATCGTTCAATACGAGAAGAGGAATAAGTTTATAAGTAATCTTGCATTAGATCAAGATGGTAATACCCTCGTATTGTTTCAATATGTCGAGAAACACGGTAAACCATTATACAACCTGATAAAAGAAAAGGCACATGAAAGACGTAAGATCTTCTTTGTATCAGGCGCTACTGATGTAGATACACGCGAGCAAGTAAGACACATTACGGAGAAAGAAAAGAATGCTATTATTGTCGCCTCAATGGGCACATTCTCAACTGGTATCAATATTAGGAACATACATAATATTATATTTGCATCGCCATCTAAGTCGCAGATCAGAGTACTACAGTCGATCGGCCGTGGTCTTCGTAAGTCAGATGATGGGCGTGATACTGTATTATTTGATTTGGCAGATGATTTGCACTGGAAGAGTAACAAGAACTATACACTAAATCATGCTGCTGAGCGTATAAAGATATACACTAAGGAAAGATTTAATTACACTCTACATGAAGTTCCACTATTATAAATAATAGTATACATGAACAATAGGATTTAAATGATTGAGTTAGACGCTGAAAATATTAGACATGTTAAATTATCCTCAGGTGAAGAAGTAGTCGGATATATCTCTGCTGACACCTCAGGTAAGATGTTACTTGTACACTCTCCAATGAAAGTAACTACTACATTAAACGAGAAGGGATTCTCATTCTTCTTTGTACAATGGCAACCATTAGCAAAAGGAGAAGAGTGCTTAATCAACCCTATGCATGTTATCTCGACTGTTGAGATTGCCAATGATATTAAAGAGAAGTATGTTCGATTAGTACTTCAACTTAGAGAGCAAGAAGATTTAGCCGAAGATGAGTTTGAAGAATATGATCTTGAGCCAACGGGTGCTAAGTCAACTACATTGCACTAGTATATCCCCTTCCGTACAGACTAGTCTTTATTATACCACAATCTCAGTGGTTTGTACAGGGCTAAATGCAAATAAATTTAAAATAATCCTGTCTTTTTTCTACATACTGTGGTATAATAGTAGTATGAATAAAACTACATGGACTCAACGATGATTTTAAACAGAGCAGACATAACTGAATTACTCAATACTCTCGTAACTTTAAACATTGATAGCTTTAAATTGATTAAGAATGATACGTCAGGTATTGGATATACCCTTGACATTGAACACGACATTAAAAATAAAGATAACGAAACGGTAACAATTGTTACTCAAGTAGTTGGAACTGAGGACTGGTGAAATGACAAATGAAGAAGTAGTAATAACAATTCCAAAGAAGAAAGCTTTACATTATGTTAATAATAAACAGTTTTCTTTGGCTGTTGTTGATTATGTAAAACTCGTTAGACAAGCTCAGAAAGATGAAGCTGAGATTCCAATTGTACCTAACTATATTGCAGAATGCTTTCTTAAAATCTCTGAAGGGTTATCCCATAAGTCAAACTTCATTCGATACACTTATCGTGAAGAGATGGTAATGGATGCGGTTGAGAATTGTTTAAAAGCTATTCTTAACTATGATATTGATTATGCTACTCGTACAGGTACACCTAATGCATTCTCATACTTTACTCAGATTTGTTATTTTGCATTCCTTCGTCGATTAAGTAAAGAAAAGAGACAACAGGATATTAAGTTCCGTTATATTGAACAATCAGGTATTGAAGACTTCATGCAATACGATGAAGATAATGGTGCTGAGATTAGTCAGAATCGTAACTTCGTTGATTCACTACGTGATCGCATTGGTCGAGTTCGTGAACACGATAAAGCACTCAAAGATTTTGCTACGATTGAGAACATCAAAGTAAAAGGTGTAGGTAAGAAAAAGAAGAAGTTAGATGAAAATGGCAATGAGATCCTAAACGGGATTGAATTGTTTATGGGGTAA